GCTGGGAGACGGCGCCACGGGAACTGGCCGGATCGACATGGCTGCGGGCGACCGCGCGGTGTGGGAGCGGGTCGCAGCTTCGGGCCTGCCGGTCTCATCAGAGACCACGCATCCGGCGACAGGCGTCGTCAGGGTTCACTTTGGGACGGGGAAGCCGGGAACATTCGGCCCGCTGACGGCCAAGCTAGACGCCCTCGGCGTGCTGCATGCTAAAGCGATCCCGGAAGTGTATTTGCGCGGGTCTGTTGCGCAGAGGCTGTCTTTGCTGGCTGGCCTTATGGACACGGACGGCCACGTCGAAAAGGAAACGGGGCGGTGCCGCTTCGTGACGACCAACGAAGCAGTGCGCGATGGGATTGTCGATCTTTGCACGACGCTCGGGTTCCGGCCCTGTGTGTCGAAGCAGGACCCGGCTCTCTCGTCGAGCGGCATCCAAGGGCGCAAGGTTTGCTACACGGTCGGGTTCCAGCCCACAATGCCCATCCCGGTCAGCTTGGAACGTCGCCGCTGCACAAGGTTCGCGCATCAACGGCGGGTCAGCATTGTCGCCATTGAGCCGGCAGATGACGAGCCTGGAAGGTGCATTGAGGTTGAGGCTGCGGACGGCTTGTACTTGGTCGGGCACAACTTGATCCCGACGCACAACAGTGAGTTGGCCTCGCGGCGGTTCCCGGCGTGGTTCTTGGGGCGGCACCCGAACAAAAGCGTCATCGCCGCGAGCTACAACAGCGACCTTGCCACCGACTTCGGGCGGCAGGTGCGCAACATCATCGCGAGTGAGGAATACAAGGGGATTTTCAAGACCGACCTTGCGGAAGACAGCCGGGCTGCAAACCGCTGGAACACGGCGGAAGGCGGGGGCTATGTCGCGGCGGGTGTCGGGACGGCGATCACGGGCCGTGGCGCCGATGTGCTGTTAATCGATGACCCGCTGAAAGATCGCGAGGAAGCGGACAGCGAACTCCAGCGGCAGAAGGTGTGGGACTGGTACACGTCCACCGCCTACACGCGGCTTGCGCCGGGCGGGCGGGTGATCTTGATCCAAACGAGATGGCACGGAGACGACCTGTCAGGCCGCCTGATCACGGAGGAAGGCCGGGGCGGCGACAAGTGGGAAAAGTTGGTACTCCCGGCGATCAGCGACTCCGGCGAGGCGCTGTGGCCTGAGTTTTACCCTATTGAGACGCTGGAGCGCTATCGCAACGTGCTCCCGGAACGCGATTGGTCCGCGCTGTATCAGCAGCGACCGACGCCGGACGAAGGCGCCTACTTCAAGCGCGAGTGGTTCCGGTTTTACGATGCGATGCCGACGAATTTGCGCACCTACGGCGCCAGCGACTACGCGGTGACGGCCAAGGGCGGAGACTATACGGTGCACGTCCTCGCCGGGGTCGATCCTGACGACAACATCTACATCATCGACGTGTGGCGCTCTCAGGCTGAGACGCACCATTGGGTCGATGCCTACATCGATCTGATCGCCCGTTGGAAACCGCTGATGTGGGCGCAGGAGTCGGGGCAGATCATCAAGAGCCTTGGTCCGTTCATCGACCGCCGCATGCGCGAGCGCCGCGTCTACTGCGCACAAGAGCAGATGACGAGCGTGGCTGACAAACCGACGCGGGCGCGCTCGTTCCAGGCGCGGGCGGCGATGGGCAAGGTCTACCTGCCGCACAACGCGCCGTGGGTTGCCGATCTGATGGGCGAGTTACTGACGTTCCCGGCCGGGCGCCACGACGACCAAGTGGACGCGCTCGGGCTGATCGGGCGCATGGTGGACAAAATGGTGGGTGGGCGGGCGCCTCGTGTCGAGGCCACGCCGACAGACAAATGGCGCCGGGCGTTCGCGCGCCGCGCTGAGGCGGACAACAGTTCCAACGATTGGAAAACAGCTTAGCGATGCTCGAAACATTGACGCCAGCGGAAGCCGAAAAGGACGACGGCACGCCGCTGGAGACGCTTGTCGCGTGGTTCGAGGATGCCGAGGAAGCATCGGAGGACGCGCGCAAGGCGAGCGAGCGGAGCCGGGACTACTACGACGGCAAGCAATTCACGGCGGCAGAGATCCAGAAGCTGCGCAAGCGCGGCCAGCCGGACATCGTGATCAACCGCATCGCGCCAAAGGTGAACTACCTGCTCGGCTGGGAGGCCGTGAACCGCACGGACCCGCGCGCTTTCCCGCGCACGCCGCAAGACGAGGACGCCGCAGAGGCCGCAACCGACGCGCTCCGCTACGTGGGCGATGCGAACGACATCAATCACCTGTTCTCGACGGTGTGGGAGCACATGTTGGTTGAGGGCTTCGGCGGCATCGAGTTGACCGTCGAGCAGGGGCAGGACGGCGCCCCGCGCATTGTCCCGGTGGTGTGGGAGTGGGACCGGCTGTTTTTTGACCCGCACAGCCGCAAGCACGATTTCTCCGACGCGCGGTATCTCGGCGGCGTGCTGTGGTACGATGCTGAGGAAGTCAAGCGCCGTTGGCCTGAGGCAGCCGAGCGCATCGAGTACATGGTCAACGAGGAAACATTCTCCACGACCTATGACGACCGCCCGAACAAGTGGGTGTCGCGCGGCGGCAAAGGGGCCGGCGCTCGCGCTCGTGTCCGCGTCGTCCAGATGTATCACAAGGAAGGCCCGCAGTGGGTTTCCTGCATTTACACGAAGGGTGGCAAGCTCGAAAGCACGCCGGTGCCGTTCACCGACAAGGACGGCATGAGTTGGTGCCCGCTGTTCTTGCAATCCGCGTTCGTGGATCGCCAGAACAACCGATACGGCATCGTGCACTCGATGATCGGGGTGCAGGACGAGATCAACAAGCGCCGGTCGAAGGCGCTGCACCGCCTCACGATGCGCCAGGTGCGGACCGAGCACGGCGCCGTTGAGGACGTGGATGCGCTCAAGTCCGAATTGGCCAAGCCTGACGGCGTGATCGTCACCAACCCCGGCTTCCAATTCGAGGTGATGGCGGCCGGCGAACAATTGACCGCCGAGCTCAATCTGCTCCAGGAGGCAAAGGCCGAAATCGAGCTCATGGGGCCGAACGCGGCGATGCAGGGCAAGCAGGACAGCGCGCCATCGGGCCGCGCGATCCTCGCCAACCAGCAGGGCGGCCAGACCGAGATCAGCCTATTGCTGGACCGGCACCGGCACATGAAGCGGCGCGTCTATCGCGGCATCTGGGATCTCATTCGCCAGTACAAGCGCGAGGAATGGTGGATCAGGGTCACCGACGACGAGAAGAACGTGAAGTTCGTCGGCATGAACCGCCCGGTCACGGCTGCGGAGGAATTGCGCGAGCGGCTGATCAAGAACGGCGCGGATGAGCAGCAAGCCGACGCCAAATTGCAAGAGCTAGCGGCCGATCCGAACGTTGCGGGCCAACTGCAAATGACCGTCCGTGTCGCCAACAACGCGACCGAGATGGACATGGACATCACGCTGGAGGAAGTGCCGGACAGCGCGAACGTGCAAATGGAGCAGTTCGACATGCTCACGAAGCTCGCGCCGGCCGTCGTGTTCCCGCCGCAAGTTTACATCGAGGCGTCGTCGCTGCGGAACAAGAAGCGCTTGCTGGAGATCATGGGCCAAGGCCAGGGGCAAGACCCCGTGGCTGCAGAGGCGGCCAAGATCCAGCTTGAGCAGGCGATCAAGAAAACCGAAGCCGAGATCGAGAAATTGAAGGCAGACGCGCTCAAGGCGCTGGTTGATGCCGACAAAGCGGACGCCGAAATCGGCGTCATCCGCGCACCACAGATCGTGCCGCCCATGAGCGGCCAACCGAATTCGGGAGGCATGCCGCCCCCGATGCCCGCCGCCGGGGCTCCTCCGGGCGATGGAATGCCGCCGCCGGGCTAATCGGGCGTCACAGGGCTAACGATGCAGGATCAGAACTCGCTTGCCGACTTCCTCGATGATGAGGGGGCGGATCAGACCGCTATTGCTCAATCCGAGCCGCAAGCCGTCGAACCGCACCCGCAAGACCAGGGCGTAAAAGCAGAGGCCGTGCCGCCGCCGGGCATGCCAGCGCAGGAAGCGCCGGAAGGCGATTACATCCCGAAGAAAGCCCATCTCGAAGAGCGGCGCAAACGCCAAGAGGCGGAGCGTCGGTTGAAGGAGTTGGAGGACCGGCTCAACCATCAGCCGCAGCACGTGGAGCCGCCGTCGTGGGACATGGACCCACAGAGCGCGGCGGCACAACTGCACAACCAATTCGCGATGCAGCTGTTCGAGACGAAAGTTGCAACCAGCGAAATGCTGATGCGCGAGCGGCACCAGGACTACGACGACATCGTTGCTGAATTCTCGGAACAGGCGAGGGCGAACCCCGCTTTGATCCAGCAGATGATGCAGCATCCGTCGCCGGCCAAATTCGCCTATGAGACGGGCCGCCAGCTCCGCCTCATGACCGAAATCGGCACAGATCCTGAGGCTTACAAAGCCAAGCTGCGGGAGCAAATCCTTGCGGAGCTTGGCCAGTCCCCGGCGCCCAAAGCCGACACGAAGCCTGCGGCGCCCGTGCCGCGTAGCCTCGCGCGCGATGTGTCCCAACAGCCCCGCAACACCAAGGGGCAGTTTGACGGACCGCCATCGCTGGAAGACATCCTCGGATAACGGAGACCTGACATGGCGGAAACCGCTGTGCCGACCGGCCTGACTGTCCAACAGTGGGACAGTAACTATTTTCGCGAGTACCTGAATGCGAACTGGTTCAAACAGTTCATGGGCACCGGATCGTCCAAAATGATCCAGGTGAAGGAGGATCTGACCAAGAAGCCGGGAGACAGCGTGACGTTTACGCTTGTCAACCGTCTGACGGGTTCGGCCAAGGGCGCCTCCGACGCGCTGGAGGGCGCGGAAGAAGAGGCCGACCTCCGCTCGATGCAGGTGACGGTTCGCGAGTACGCGCACGCCGTCCGCTTCAAGAAGTTCGAGGCCCAGAAAACGGCCATCGATCTGCGCCAGGCCCACAAGGACATCTTGATGGACTGGAACATGGAGTTGGACCGCGACAACATCATCGCGGCGCTCGGCTCCATCAACGGCGTGGCCTACGCATCGGCTTCGGAGGCGCAGAAAGACGCTTGGTTGGCTGACAACGCCGACCGCGTGTTGTTCGGCGCTGCGAAGGCGAACAACTCGTCAAACGACCATTCGGCCTCGCTGGCGAATGTCGATACGACGAGCGACAAGCTGACGCCGGACGCCATCGCGCTCATGAAGCGCATGGCCAAGACGGCCAACCCGCGCATCCGTCCGATGCGTGCCAAAACGTCCATCGGGTCAAGCGACGGTTATGTGCTGTTCGCGCCAACGCAGATGGTGCGCGATCTGGCGTCTAACTCCACGTTCGTCCAGGCCAATCGCGAGGCCCGCAACCGGGGGATGGACAACCCGTTGTTCACCGGCGCCGACTACGTGTGGGAGAACGTCTACATTTACGAGATTGAGGACATTCCCTCGCTCGGCGCTGTGGGCAATTCGTCCGCCGTGGTGCGGCCCTGCTACCTGTGCGGCGCCCAGGCGCTCGGCATGGCGTGGGCGATGCGCCCGCAGACGGTGGAGGAGGAGTTCGACTACAAGCGCGCGGTCGGCCTCGGCATCAAGCAGTGGTACAAAGTCGAGAAGATGCGGTTCGGCTCCGGCACGACCGATACCGACGACTTGAAGGACCACGGCGTGGTCACCGGATATTTCGCGGCCGCTGCTGACGCATGATGACGGGCGGGCGTCTCCGCCCGCTCTGATCTCCCAACAATCTGAATGAGGATCTGCCAATGGCTGCGGAAACGCTGTCTAACAGCCCGTTGAGCGTGGGCGCCACGCACGGGCTTTCGAAGAACGTCAAGGTCTGGCACGCCAAGTACGAAATTGCTGCGAATGTCGAGGACGGCGATATTTTCGAACTCGGCTACTTGCCGAAGAACTGCATGGTGATCGGCACGGTGTTCGTCTGTGACGACATCGACACCGGCACCGAGAGCCTTGATATGGATCTCGGCTGGGCCGCAAACGGTGGCGGGGCGGCGACCTACACCGACCCGGAAACGAACGTCACCTATACGAACAGCGGTGAGAATGCCTCCGCCACTGGGTTTTCCAATGCTGGCGTTCTGACGGGCGACGGGATTGCTGAATTGCACACGGGTAATCAGCGGATCCAGTTCTACCCGGACCCGCTGTACTTCTCCGAAAAGACGATGGTGCAGATCGAGGCCAACGCGGCGGCAAACGCTTTCGCGGCGGGCACGGCTGCGGCCTACGTTCTCTATTACCTGATCTGAGCCAACGGGGCGGCTTCGGCCGCCCCAATGCCAAGGGGGCGGCATGGCCAGCTTCAACAAATTCAATGCGTTTGTTGAGCACCTCGCGGAGAAGGTGCACAACCTCGGCTCCGACACGCTGAAAGTCGCGCTCACGAACACGGCGCCATCGTCCGCGAATTCGACGTTCTCCGACATCACGGAAATCAGTTCCGGCAATGGCTACACGGCGGGCGGCACGGCGGCAACAATCTCCAGCAGTGCGCAGACGAGCGGAACCTATAAGCTTGTGCTTGCCGACGTGGTGTTCACGGCGTCGGGCGGCTCCATCGGACCGTTTCGGTATGCCGTGCTCTACAATGACACGCCGACGAGCCCGGCTGACCCCCTGATTGGGTATTGGGACTATGGATCGAGCGTGACGCTAGCTGACACGGAGTCATTCACGGTGGACTTCGATGCCTCGAATGGGGTGATGACGCTCGCATGATGGATCCAGCCACGCTGCGGAAGCGATTTTCCGACCTGACCGCCGAAGCCGTATCCATTCGGGCTCAATCGGCGCGGTTCCGCGACGAATACAACGCTGAAGTGATGCGACACACAAGCATCGTCGCACCTCTTGAAAAGGTGATCCGCGAGGCGGAAGCGGGGCTGTTCGAGATCGAGCAAGAGCGGGCGATGATCTCGCGCGCATTGAACGGGAAGACGGGCTGACATGGCTGCGAGCCTCTACAATCTGGCGCGAATGACGACGGGCACGACGGGCGCCGGCACGATTACGCTCGGCTCTGCCGTGTCTGGGTTCCTGTCGTTTTCGGCGGCGGGCGTCTCCGATGGGGAGACGGTCACCTACGCCATTCAGGACGGCACGGCGTCTGAGATCGGG